ATCATTGACAAAAATGGAATCATTGATAAGGATACAGAGAGAAAAGAAGATCAACCTCCACAACCATCTACTCTTTTAGCAGAGGAACCGGAACTAGAAGATATTTTGGATTCCGAACTCTATACACAACAAGAACCAGAACCTGAAGTTGAAAAGAGAGAAATACAACCCGGTAAACCCATTTCTTCTGCTCTTTGGAAAAAATGTTTTTCTTCTCTATCTGATCCCGATACAAAAAAATACAATGAAATTACATATGATGATGGATTTTCTCTCTTGACTTTTGTATTGAAAATGGAAAAGAACATAGTTGTTGAAAATATTCGCAATGATTTGTATCAAGAATATTCCCTCTATCTACAGGATTATCAAGACAAAATATTATATATTCTCACTCTTGAAGGTAAAAAATCTCAATGTGAAATGGTAAAAGAGAAAAAAATAACCTTTCAACAAATGATTTTCTCTCCAACTTATTTTATCACTCATTTTGATTTGTGGATACTCTTGCAAAAATACAACATTCCTTCCATCTTTATTTCCACCTTTGAAATTTCCCTCAATAAAAAAATAGTTTTTGTAGCCTATCCTACTACTACTACTAGTAATGCAGAGACAACGACTATTCAAGAAAAATATATATATGTTCTTTGCCCTGCATTGAGAAATGAGTTGATTCCCAAATACAAATTGATCCAATCCACGGAAGATGGTTCCATCTCTTTTTCTACAGATATATTTACCAATGAGGAATGCAAAAACAATGTTCAACAAGCCATTGTAGAGAGAAAAAGTATAGTAGATTATTTGTCCTCCTTGGAACTGCCCAAAAAAAGAAAATATGTAAAAAAGTTGGCATTGGTTGCCGATGAAACCATATAAGTTTTTATTGATTTATTTTTTATATGATTATAATTACCGAAGAATCATATAAAATACAAACTACAAACTACAAAATACAAACTACAAACTAAAATCCAGGATTATACGTATTTTCATTGACTCCATCATACCCGTAATCTACATGTTTTATATTGCTGACATTGTTTTGTATCGCCAATTTGTTGGTGCTACACTTGTCTTCACTCGTATTCATTCCAAACATCTTTTCAATCATTGCTTCTTCGCTGATTTTCTCTTCAAAAGCTACATCTTCCATTTTTTGCATTTCATTCATGTCCAATATCACTTGAAATGCATTGGTTCCATAAAGACCCTCTTGACCACACATGATATTGGCAGAAATACCACGCATCACATCTAATTCTGCGTATCTTGCCGCCTTCAAAAACATTTCAGGCGTTTCTTCAAAAGATGCCTTGGCAATCGGACCAATATTGTCATTGTTGATACCATGTCTATAAATGGAAATCATTTTACTTGCAAAGGTCATGCGATCACACAAAATACTCAAATGATGATAGTTGATGTATGTTCCTGCATCTATTTCCATAACAAATACCATTTCATTGTAAATGGCTTGTCTTGCTGCTTCAATTCCTAGCACATGGTATATCTCAATAATATCATTGCTGAATGTGCGTGTAGCATCAATATAATCCAATCCCAATACAGATTTCAAATTGGTTCCAATCGTATCCAACACCCATATGTCTTGTTTCTTATAGGTTCCTGCTACTTCAGTCACATTGTCTTTGATTTTTCGAAGAATCACCTTGTTTATGTTTTTTACACCACGAATAATAATATTGTTCAACAAATTCTCTTGGAAATTTTTCAAAATATAAATCTGATCCGACTGATCCAATGGATTGATCTTTTTCTTGATGTCTTTGGATTTCTTCAACACATTGTTCATACGAATACGGAATATCAATTTGTCTGCATTATAATCCGAATAGACACAAGAGATTTCATCATTGTAAATATGTTTCAATGTGAAATTAATGTCATCCATCGTAATGTTTTTCTCCAACATGATTTCTGTATCCATTTCCATTCGCAATATCCATTTCGATTTTTCTGATCCTGTGGGCGTCGTAATATTGGTCGTTTCATTGTTGCATTCATCTATCATACTTTCAAACGCACGATATTGTTGCATACTATCTGCATCTTCATTGATTAACGTATTCAAATCATCGGGATCAAAACAGATTTCAATCGACTTGACTATTTCTGTCATTTTTGTATGCTCCAACATATACATGAATGTTTGTGCCTTTTCTCTATCTACCTCATCCTCTGGTTTCAAATACACTGTTAACGACGGATTACTTGGATTCGCCGACAAGGTTAATAATTCTTCAATACGAGGCACACCACGTGTCACATTGGATTTACTAGCTACTCCGGCGTTATGAAATGTATTTAGGGTGTTGTGAACTATGACACCATAATCAGTCATAAAAGTTTGATTGCCTGGAATAGTGAAATCATAGACATAATCTGTTTGACTGGGAGTATATATTTGAATATCTACGATTTCATCCCAGATAACATCTGCATCAGCTGCTTGTTTGAGTATCACAAGTTCAGGACGAATGAGTTCTACATGTTCATGGGATTCAAAGATTTCAATATATTTCTGCAATGTTCTGCGTCCAATAGGAATACCTTCTGCTTCTTTTTTTGCCCATCTTCCATAATTACGAGATTGTCCTGGAAGTTGTAACTCTTTTCCGCATTTTGCGATAATTTCACCCAATCCATTGATTCTATCGATATCATCCGACAAATTATGAATATTGTCTCTCTCTATATAATTTACCAGATCTTGTAATTTGTCTTTATGTAAAACAGAATCAATATGTTTTTGATATAATGGTGCATATCTTCCAGACATGGCTAGATTATGCATCGGTTTTCCATGATGATTATTTGTCTTGATAGTTCCAAAAATTCCAAAATAATTCAACAACAAAGACATGTCTTTAATCAGTTGTAAACTGCGACTGCAAACACGAATCTGATGATGTTGTTTATCATTTTGGAAATTTCCGTCTCCATCAAAGTAACCTTGCAATAAACCTGCTTTGAATTCGTTGGGGGCCAAGTAAGCAAAATCAGGAACACATTTTACAAAAGAACCTGTTCCACATGTATTCATCATAAAATCTGCCAATGGTTTGTAAGTAAACGATGTATCTGTGTTCATATATGTTTTTTCGCTTCCACAAATATGTCCTTCTTTTTTACTGATTCGCACTTCTCTACCAAATTTTGCAGCCATTTTTTTCACATTTTCGATATAATATTCTGAAATATTGGATATGGATATAGTTCCAACTGCTTCCTCTTTTCCTTTCTTTTTCACTAAACATCCTTCCGATAAATAAGCACCAAAGAACCATCCCCACAAATAATCCAATTTGAATGTTTGATCTCCAATCATGATTGTCTCTTGGACAAATGGATTATCAATGTTTTTCGCAACTGGAATACGCATTCCCACTTTCATGTCGGCTCCTACTATGGGAACAACAGATTGATTTTTACGTACTAAATGAGAATGGCTTGTAGTTGTTTCTACTGAACGTCCACTTTTAGTAGTCACTTTCATCATGTCTCCATTCACAATATGTCGACTAATATGTGATATTTTGTTCCAATGGGTTTGTTCCTTGGTATCTACTCCTACTATATAATATTCATCCTCTAGTGTCTCTAACAAAGTTTCTACGCTATCCTTATGTCCCGTATCAAATGTGTATTCAGGCAACTGCTGAATCAAATCATCACAAAAAGGTCCTACTTCAATAGAAAGCATCTCCACTTTTTGAGATTGTTTGTTTCGTTTTATGACCTTATGTCGTGTGGATGCAAGTTCACTTAATTGCGTAGTTGGCTCTCCTATACTCTGGCCTGCAATAATTCCTACCATTTCTCCTGGAGCTACTATGGCTCGTTTGTAATCCAGTGTAATCGTTTCCAATAATACTACCAAGGCCGCACGATTGAATCGTTTGACAAAAAGCAATTCCTTTGGAGACAAATTATAATAATACAATGTTTTGAATAACAAAGTAGGAACAGCATAATGAATTTTTTCTAAATGGGCATAATTTTCTTCAATCATTTGAAATGCTTCCAAAGGCGTGATATCAATAATCGAGGAGACATTGATATTTTGCTGGGCCTGCACATTGTTGATGATATAAGTAAACGCTACTGGAATATTCACTACACTATCACTTTTGTAAGCAAATACATTTTTCACTATGGCATCCCGATGTTGTATCATCATATCCGTATACATTTTGCATTTTTCTTGCATTTCTGTTGTCTGCTTTTTGTATCGTTTCATTGCTGCAGAAAGCATGATGGTACTGAGTGTCTTGTTTTTGCTTTGTTCATCTGGAACATTGAAATGAGCAAATATATCTTAATACTCATTTCTACCAATGGCATAGATTGATTTTCTACTTTGATTGGATCAAAATTATCATCCCCATATTTGAACTGAATGATTTTGCCTTTGTTTGAACGAATCGTCATGTCATAATTGACCATTAAATCTTCCAAACCTTTGATCAATCGTCTTTGAATATACCCGGTTTTACTCGTGTCACGCACTTGTAATCCATTGGCCAATCCAAAATTCAAAGTGGATGGAATAGTCAAATCATATACTTTTGCAGATTTTGAAAATGTTGAACAATAAGTAGGAGCTTCAATAGGAATAACATTTATTTCCACTATTTTGTCTAAAACTACATTATTATATGTTTCAAAATTTCTATGAGATTTACCCCACACTATAGATTTCATTTTTTTGGTTTTCGTTTCTTCCAAAAATGTAATTTTTTCTGAAAATATTTTACCCCATTGTGCTCGAATAGAGAAACGATAAGATGGTTTTATATTTTTTGTTCCAAAATTGTTTGATTTTAATTGAGTCTTGAAAACTTTTCCAAAAATTCCCATTCGTGAACACAACATGGAAATATCTTCAATTAATCTTTTGGATGCAGATCCAACTTCGATTGAATTCTTAGAAATGGTTCCATCACCAGAATAATATCCATTCAATAAACCAATAATAAAACTTTCAGGAGCAATAAAAGACTCTAATGGAACATGTTTATTTTCTGCACCATGTCCAACTAATTTTGTTAAAAATTCACTTAGAATTGATGAATTTCCGATAATAGTTGATGTGAGTCCTCCAATACTATTTATTCTTGATTTTTCTGTCCAATGAATAGATTGTTTATCAAACCATTGCTTTACAAATAATTGAATATTTTCATTGTTGTTTGTAATATGAATACAACTATTATTTACATTTCCTTCTGCTAAGAATAAACCAATGAACATTCCATTTTCTTCATTTAATATGAATTTGTCTGATATTATTGAATGATTACGAATAGCATGATATGGATAAATACAATCATCTCTAATATTTTCTACATTAGAACGAACAAGTGTTCTTTGAAGAGATGATTTTTTACTATATGGAAGTGTAAAATGTTTTCCATTATTTTCATTCCACCATCCTGTTGGAATTTTTTTCCTATTTTCCATTGCAACATTCATCATTCGTAGTGCTTTATTGAATTCTGATCCATATACATATTCACTTTTTGAAAAATAATTTGTCATATCAATAGTGTCCACAATAATAGGAGGTTGACATAACTCTGCAGTAACTGGAACACTATCTCCAATCTTGATTTCAGGAGTTGGCGTTTCTTTCAATTTTTTTGTTTCTGCATTCCAAATCAACAAAGATTTGCTTTCTGTTACTATTACACTTCTACCACCGGATGTTTTGATTTCATACATGGCAGTTCCAGGATCATGTCTTGTAATGGCAGTTACTTCACCCCAACTAACATATCCATCTTCATCTGTTGTTGGAATATATACATTGCCATTTTGAATATCCATCAATTCCATTTGTCTTTCTGTAAAATGTTGTATTTTTTCTGGAGAAGCATCCAACTGATTATCGATCCATTTTCCAATTTCTGTATATTTTGCCTGTTTATTTTCAATAATAATAATAGGTGTTTCCCAAGTAACGCTTTTTACCGCAGTATCAATCAGACCTACACGACCACCCATGGCATGAAAGAAGAGTTCTTCTGGACTTAGACCATTGATATAAGAACTTTCTACAAAACCACGAGCACTGGGTCCATCGTCATACTTTGCATAATGTGGCAATGTTCTATGGTCAAATCCATAGGGAATTCTTTTTCCATCTACATTCTGTTGTCCCAAACAACTCAACATCTGTGTAATATTTAAATCACTGCCTTTTGAACCAGCACCTACCATAGTAACAAATCGATTGTTTTTGTCCAAACTTTTGATACCTATTTTTCCTGCATCTGCAGTTGCCTGATTCAATATATTATTGACTTGTGATTCAAACTCTTCGTTGTTGGTTTTACCTGTATTGTTTTCAAAAATACCTATTTGTGTTTGTTCAATCAATGTTTTGACATCATTTTTCTTTTCTGTAATAATTTTAATAATTGATTCATTTGTCACTTTGTTGGATATCAAATCACTAATACCTACACTATAAGCAGTGACTTTCATGTAATCCGTAATAATATTTTGCAGATTATCAATGAAATCAGCTGCTGCCATATTTCCATAATCATTGCAAATACGTTGAATAATTCCTTTGGTTCCTCCACCTAACACACTCTTTTCTATTCGTCCGCGAATATATTGTCCATTTTTGATTTGCAATACATTGTTGGATGTTTTTGCATCTTCTCCATCACCGAATAATTTTGTTTTGTAATTCAAGGTAATAGGAGGCAGAATCTGCGACAATATATCGAAATTGGTAATGTAATCTGTTTTTTCCAAGAGGGCAAATTCATTGACTTTTTTAAACATCATCAACAAATTCATTGCTTGTCTTGGTGTGAAACGGACATTCTCTCGGGTGAACAAATTGGCTCCCAATAACGAATCTTGAAAAATTCCAATAATAGGTGAATTGTTGGCTGGACTAATAATCTGGAAAGGGACGGCTGCTAAATTTAATAATTCTGAATCGGCTTCTATATCTTGCGCACAATGCATGTTCATTTCATCGCCCATGATGTTTTACAGGTTATAGAAGAACATCTATAACCACCTGCACTTTCGGAACAGGATCGGTACTGTATCTTAAGCATGTTCAAGATGGCTAGTCTATCATTACACACCAACACCCGTTCAGTCTCTGAATGCTTTCCATATCCTACCAAGCGGACTTAGGAAATAACACTGCGGATTGCCCATTTCAA